CATCATTCCAAGCCCGACCGCCGCGCCGACGGGACCGCCAGCCGCTGCGCTGACTAACGCGCCCGCGCCGAGGGAAGGCGCATTCTGCGCCATACTGTACCCGGTGCTGCCAAGGAATTTCTGAACGCCTTCCATCCCTTCCAGCGCCTTCCCCAGTTCCTGTGCTCCCGCGTCCATGTGCCGCACGCCGAAGCCGGAAGGGTCGGCCTTCTGAAGCACCTGGCGCGGAGCGGCCTGCCCCCGCACGTTCCCCAGCTCTGCGCGGAGGGCAAGCTCCCTTTGCCTGAGTTCGTCCGCATCCACGTCCCACTGTGACTTTTCCGCCTGCGCCAGCTGCATCCGGTCGAAAATCTGCTGTTCCTGCTGTTTCAGCCGCGTCAGCTCTGTGTCCTTCGCTTCCTCCCGCAGATTCCTTCCGGCCTGCCCGGCCAGCTCCGCGAGATACGGCACCGACCCAATCAGGCCATGGCCGATGCTTTTCGCGCCAGCCGCTATCCTCTGGCCAGCGGTGGGGCCAGCTTCCACGCCCCTATGGACAGTACGCCCCGGCAGCAGCCCCGCCGCCTTCACCGGTTCGGCAATGCCGCTCCCACCGTTCAGATAGGGTGCAAGGCGGGAACCACGCCTTGCCGCGCCAACCCGCGCCGCCGTGTCCAGCCCTCCGGCGATCTCCTCCGCCAGCGACGCCAGCGCGGAACCGCCCACCCGGCGCTGGCTCTGCCGTTCCTGTGCGGCCCGCGCTTCGGCCACCTCGGCGAGGCTTCGGAGCTGCCGGGATTCCTGCGCTGCCTGCGCGTCAATCTGCGCAAGGTCAAGCCTCCGCCTGGAGACGGAGCCTGCGGCCTGCCGCTCCCGTTCCTGCCGGAACCAATCCCCGTATCTGCTCATGCCGTCCTCCTTTTACAATGCGTCCAGAAGGCGCTGTATCGTGTTGTCGTCGTACCCCTTCGCCCTCAAATACTGCACTGTGGCGGAGGGGGAATACTCCGCCTGTTCGACCATGCGCCGCGTCTCCTGCACGGCCTTCGAAATGTCGGCGCCGCCGCCCTGCGCGACCTTCCCGGCGTTCTGCTCGTAGTTCGTCTTGTAGAGGTTCGGACGGTTTTTCTGCTGCGTTTCCGGATAATACGTCCCCACATAATATTCCGCGTACCGCTTTGCGTCGGTGACGCCATACCCCATATCGCGCAGCGCTTTGTAGGCAAGGTCTTCATTGTTCACGCCGCTGCTGTAAAGCTGCTGCCAAATATCGCCGTCCGCTTCCTCTGCGGAGCTGCCGGAACCACGTCCGGAACCGCCGGAACGGCCGCCACCGGAGCCGCCGCTCGGAACCATCTGCGCCCGCACCGCGTCGATGTAGCTCTGCACGTCCTCCGGGGAAAGCCCCGCCGCGGAGGTCACCGCGCTGTCGGGGGCAAGCCCCAACTGCATCCATTCCAGCGCCTGCGCAAGGGCCTGCTTCTTTTCGGACTGCTGCCGGTCATACGCATCCTGCTCCCGGTTGTATGCCGTCTCGTCTTCATAGCGCGTGTCGCTGATGCTGTCCCGCTTCACCCCGTAATCGGACTGCCACTTGTTATAGGCGCGGTTATACGCCGTGTCGCTCAGGCTTTTCACCCCGGAAAGCTGGTCGTTCAGCAGGCTGCGGTTCGCGTCCCACTCGGTCAGCGCGTCCGCGCCCAGACCCCGCCACGCGGCCAGCTGGTCGCCGATTAAGGAACGGTTCGCGCCCCACTCGTTCAGCGCGTCCGAACCCAAACCGCGAAGCGTGTCGAGCTGCGCCGCATACTGGCTGCCCTCGTTCAGCCACATATCATAGGCCAGTTTGTACAGCTCGGGCACCTTGTCCGCCATCTGTGCGTTGTAGTAGTCCTGCGCCTGGCTGGCCGCATTGACGGCAGCGGTGCTGCTTTGCCCTCCGGTCGCGGCGGCGTAACCCGCGAGCGTATCCTCCCGCGCCCGCTGCCCCTCCCGAAGATACGTTTTCTGATACTGCCCCCAAATCGGGTCGCTGTCAAGGTCGTACTCGAACGGCCCGCGCCCCAGGTATTCCTCCAGCACCTTATCGGTTTTGTCCTGGTACGGATTCCGGAACGGGCCGAAATCCTCCAGCCGCTGCGCCGCGTCCTCCGCCTTATCCCTGTACGGATTCTTAAATTTCCCGTACCCGGTCAGCTGCGCCGCCAAATCGTCCAGCGTACCCTTGTACGGGTCGTCATAGTTAAAGTACGTCGAATCCTTGATGAATCCGGAGCCGTCCGCACCTCCGGTATACCCGCCGTACTGCCGCCGGAAATCATCCGTGCGGTCGTGGATATCCTGCGCGGCGGTCTTGTCGCCCTTGTTCCACGCGTCCTGCCAGTTCTTCTTCAGCGTGAAGATGCTGTTGCCGTAGTCCATATCCTTCGCGGCAAGCGCCCTGTCCGCATCGGACCAGTTCTGCCCGGCTTCGGCAATCGCCCGCGAAAGTTCATCCAAATTCTTAAACGCCACTGCTTACCCCTCCTTCAATTTGGTTTCGAGCGCATCCACCCGCGCCATCAGGCTCTGCACCATCGCGGTATTGAGCGCCACCAGCTCCCCGTACCGGATGGAATACTGTCCGCCGCCGCCATCCTCGGCCTGCGGGTCGTAACCCTGCTGCACCAGCGCGGCGAGATCGCCCCGGCCAAGCCCCGCGGCTTCCAGCGCGTCCCGTACCTGCTGGGCGACAAACCCGGTATGGAAGCGCCCGCTGCGGCTGGTGTTCATGTGGTATCGCGCCGGTTTCAGCGCCTTGTAAAACGCGCCGTACCGCTCGGCCACGTCATACGCGATGCCGTTCTTCACCCGTTCGTCGGAACTCGTTGAAATGACGGAAGTCGCTTCGATTTCGTCCCCGCTCAGCCAGATGCTTTCGTATCCGAATTTGTCCTCACCCACAATGCGAATGCCTGCATTAGTCGCCAGCAGGTGGTTGCGGAATTCGTCCAGGTCATCCACCGGAGGCCCCGCCACGCGGATCCCGCGCGTGCTGAAATACCCGGTCGAACCGGTTCCCATCGTGATATATCCGTAGTCGTTTTCCAGTTCCAGCCGTTCCAGCGAAATCTTGCCGGTCGTGATGTTGCGCCCATCGATGTCGCTCTTGCCCCTCCCCGAAAGGTCGCTGAAGCTGACCAGCCCGGTAAAATCGAACCCGTCCACGGTCTGCTTCAGGCTGGTGTATTTGCCGTTTAAATCGGTCACGCGAGAGCTGATGCCCTCGGCGGTCTGCTCAATGACGGAGATATCCCCCTCGGCGCTGGTGACGCGCGACGCAAGTCCGTTCGCGGTCTGCGTAAGCGTGGAAATGTCTCCCTCTGTGTTGGAAACGCGCGTCCGAAGCCCCTGTGCCGTCACCTCCAAGTCGGCGATATCGCCTTCCGCGCCGGAAACCCGAGCCGCAAGCCCCTGCGCGGTCACCTGCAAATCGGTGATGTCACCTTCGCTGTCGGCCACCCGCGCGGCAAGGCCCTTCGCGGTTACGTCCAGTGCGGCGATATCGCCCTCATTGTCGCTGACCCGCGCCGCAATGCCGTCCGCCCGGATTTCCAGCGCGGCAATGTTGTTCTCACTGTCGCTGACCCGCGCGGCGATTCCATCCGCCCGGACGCTCAACGCGCCGATATTGCCCTCATTGTCGCTGACCCGCGCGGAAATGTCCCTCGCCGTGACCTGCAACGCACCGATATTCCCCTCGTTATCGGAAACCCGCGCACTGATCTGATCGGCAGTCACCTTCAGCTCCCCGACGCCTTTTTCAACGTCGATTACACGCTGTGTAATCCCGTCCGCCCGGATATCGAGCGACGCAATCTGGTCGGCGTTCTTCCGCACCTCGGCGTAAATCTGATCCGCCGTCTGCTTGAGAATGGATACCGCGCCCTCGGCCCCTTCCAGCCGGTTGAAAATTTCCTCGTACCCTTCGATATTGTCCCCGTCCAAATTCGAAAGGACGAATTGCAGCATTTCCTGTAATTCCCGCACTACGTTGTAAAGCTTTTTGGTCGTCCCGGGCAAATCCTCCTCCCGGAACCGGGGCAGATTGATTTCCGAAAAATACGCCATTATCGGTCGCTCCCTTCCTTCGAACGGAGATTGATTGCGTGCAGTGTAACCGCACCCTTTCCGCGAAGCCGCACGCTGAACCCATGCCCGCGCACGGGCAGGAAGGGAACGCGCACCGTGCAGTCCTCGTGCCTTGCCAGGCCGCCCCACACCCGCCTCCAACCGGAACCATCGCTTTTCACATCCACATTCAATACCGCGCCGCGCTCCGCCGTCAGCACCAGATCGATTTTGCTGCTTTTCTGCTTGGCAGCCTGCACGTTCTCGAACGGGCCGAACACAGCCTCCCACTCGACCGGGTCTTCGGTGCCGCACTCCCACAGTCCGCCGCCGCTGTCCAGCAGATACAGTGTCCCGGCGTCGGAGGAAAACCCAAGAGCTTCCGTTTCATCCTCTCTTGCCCAAAGGTTCTTTTCGGTATCGTAAACCACGATTTCCGCACTTCCGTCCGCCTTTACGCCGCTCAAATAATACTTTGCGCCGTGCATCCCGGCAGCAGCCCTTCTATATTCGCAGTTCAGCTGTTCACCAACCGGTTCCGGCGTGCCGCCGCCGAAGGCCATCACACCTTCCCGGCTGAGATAGTACAGCACATTGTTATAGATGCGCAGCGTATCGGCGCACCCCGCCTGCACACCGGAGATATACGACGTGTTCACTGTGAAATTCGTGGGCTTCGTGCCGTAAATCTTGTGCACGCACCCTTCCTTGAATGCCAGAACGTAGCTCGCGAAGCCAGCAATCCCGGTGAAGCTCCCGTCGCTGCCGGTGCCAACGTCCCAGGCATCGGTCGCCAGTGCGTTAAACACGTTCCAGTTGAACCCGTCGCCAAGCTTGCAGCAGCAGATGTGACTGCCGTACACGCCCCACAGGCGGTTGTCCTTCTCGCAGACAAATTCAAGATCCGGCACCGTCCGCTCGAACGAAGCCGCGCCTTCCTCCCAGCTGTGGGTCTTCTGGTTCTCCTCGCTGCCCAGCTCCCCGAACTGGAATACGTTGTCGTAAAATGTAAGCACCGCGCCATCGACAGCCTGCACCACGGCGGTGCGGTTGTTGTACGCTTGCTCGCATCCGGAAACCGTCACCCCGTCGCCGGTTTTGAACGGCCACGCCTTCCCGTCCTTCCGCGTGATGCTGGAATTCGTGAAGCTGACCGCCATAGCCCCGGTACGGATTTCCATGCCGCAAAACTCACCGGTCGCGGTATTGAACGCCACCTTATCCGGCCAAAGGAAAATCCAGTCATTCATGACGGCCGCGCGCTTGCGCCCCGCGCTGACGCTTCCGACGGTTTTCCCGTCATACTTGACCGCAGTCCCGTCCACCACGAACGCTTTTCCGTTCTTATGTAACAGCAGCGTCGCCGCCTGATACTCGGCAAGCCGCCGCCGTCCGCCCCTCGGACTAAGACACGGCGCGTCGTCGGTGCTGAAATTCCGCAGCTCCCGGCACGCCCCGTCCGGAACCCTCGCCCGCCGATCCAGTCCGGCGAACTGATAGGTCACGGTGCTCCCGGCACCCGTTCCGGGAATCCTGAAATCAAACATAATGCTTCACCTTCGCCCCCTGCGGCGGGATATGCTCCCGCCGGTACCACTTGGCATATTCACTGTACAGGCCGCTGAAAACGGTCATTTCCGTGTTCGCGGAATCGTACTCCTGCACCGCCTGGTCAATCTTGGCGCACAGATAATGCAGATACATCCCGTCGTAGGGCGGATGCACCAGCAGCTCCCGGCTGTCGTCCCGCCCGGGCCGCAGGAGCACGGTGCCGCATCCCTGCACCTCCTCAGAGATCATGCTTTCCACCCGCGACAACTCATCATAAACCGCCGCCGCGTCATAAGGCACGGCCCGCACCTCGCGCAGCCGCTCCAACAAATACCCGACCGTCACGGCCTCACCTCCTAAAACTGAAAAAATCCCGTTGACGCTGTTTCCTTCCCGTGTTATCATAAAAGCATCAAAGCCAGAAAGGAGCGCGTCAGAAATGGCAAGTGAAAACGAAATCATAAACCATCAGAAGGCCGCCATGTTCGACCTCATCAACATTCTGAAACAGCAAGGGAAGGAATCCTATACGCTGGAAGATATCGAGGATGCCATCAACGCCTATTTTGCCGGGAAAACATCCTAAACCCAGAGCCGGACCCCCGGCTCTTTTTATGCCCTGAAAAGCAGCAAGGCAGGCCGTCCCGGAAAGGGAAAAGCCTGCCCCGCGCCGCAGAATACAGCGGATAGTATTCGGTTAATCCTTCGACATTGCCGCCTGCTGTGCCCGCATGGCGGCCACCTGCTGCGCCTGCGCGTTGCGGTAAGCCTCCGCGAACGCTGCGGGAACCTGCACCGGCTCCCCGCGCTTCACCAGCAGATTCTTCCCGTTCACGCACAGGAAAACGCTGTCGCTGTTCCCGTTCGGGTCGAGTGGGACGAGCAGTGTTTCCGCCTGCGGAGCCATCATTTTTTCAGCCATCGTCCGCACCTCCATCAGTTCGCCGCGCCCGAGAAGGTAGAACCGGTCTCAATGCGCACCATGTACTCATCCGACAGAATCTTGGCGGTCAGAATTGCCTTCCAGCCAGCCGTCGAACGCTGGTCAAGCGGATCAGCCGTGCCGGCGGAACCTTTCTGCTTAATGATTGTCTGCAAGCCGCCTCCTTCGATCTCGGTCACGCCGTAGGCGTTCGCGCCCAGAATCAGCGTGGCGTATACCGACTGCTGGGTCGCCGACGCACCCGAACCGGACGTTGCCCCGGCCTTCTCAAAAATCTTGGCCTCGGTGGTCTCAACGAACCGCACGCCCGCGATTTTGCCGATCTCACCCTCGTAAATCTCCTTGGTATCGACATACTGATGCGGGTATTTCCACTCCGGATCATTGGTCAAATCGAACGCAATATCGGGATGGATGATGCCGATGAAATCACCCTCAATGGTATCTGCATTGGCATTCTTGAGCGTGCGGACGGCCATCTTGATTGCCTTGACGGTCAGCTTGTGCTCACTGGTCAGCGCCAAACGGCTGGTTACCTGCCCTTCCGCGTACTGCACGTTGGTGCCCGCCGCCAGGACTTCCCGGATAACGGTGTCCAGCGTGCGGCCTGCCTGCGCCCCCAGAGCCTTCACGGTCTCCTGCACCATGGGGTCAATGGCGGTCAGGTCGAGGATATCAGAAATCGCGATGTAGTAGCCGTACTGGCTGACGGTCGCGGTGTCCGAGGTAACCGTCAGGCTGCCGCCGTCAGGGGTCACGCCCTCTGTCAGCGGGGTGAGCGCCTTCGGCAGCTGGCTGAACTTGCGGAACTCAATGGTTTTGCCGCGCCCCTGCGGAATATTCCGCTTCTGCCCGAACTGTCTGTGCACGAGCTTCGGCTCCGCCGCGTGGATGAGCACGGTGTCGTAATAAGTTTTCATCTCCGGCGAAAGCGTCGCCGTGCCGGTTGTATGCGTACCCGGGTTAAACTGGTGCACGTCCCCGGCCTCGCCGTCGAACGCCCGCAGATTGATATTCAAAAGCTTCAGCATATCGCTGTACCTCCTCAAGAAAGTTTAGGATTCCGTGCCGCAGCGCGGAACAAATTCCGATGGTTAGAGCACGATCCGTTCACCGCGCTGCACCCGGCGCTCCACATCGCGGAACTGCTCCCGCGTCCACTTGGAGGGGTCGCCGCTCAGCTTCGCGGGCTGTCCGCTGCCGCTGCCGTTCTCCGCCGGACGGGACTGGTTCGCCCGTACCGCATTGGCGGCCTTCGTTTCCGCACGCTGCTGCGCCGCCGCGAGGAAATCCCGCTGGTGGCACACCTGATACGCGGTCAGCATATCAATGCCGCTGCGCAGCAGATCCCCGAACGCGCTGCCGCTGCGCAGCTCGGCTTCCACATCGAAATCGGGATACACGGCCCGCACCTGCTCCGCCTCAGCGGTCAGCCGCCGGTAGGTCTCATTCCGCCGCTGCTCGGTCTGCTGGTCGGCAAGGATGGCCTGAAGCTCCCGGTTCCGCGCCTCCACGGTGACGATCTGCCGGTATTGCTCGGCGGTCATGCCCGCTTTTTCGGCAGCGCTCTCCCAGTACGCGTCGTCCCTGCGGAGCGCGTCCAGCACCGCGCCAGCCGCGTCTTTGCCGTCCTCCACGCCGTACCGCTGCTGCAAAATCGCCATAATGGGACGCACCGCGTCCAGCTCGGCATTTTTGCTTTGCAGCCGTCTGGTTACGGCTTCCCGCATCCGCGCGTCGTACTCGGCTTTATACTTCCCCTTGATTAGCTCGTCAAAGGTCGGTTCCGCCTGGGACTGCGCCCCCTCCGGAGCCTGCCCGTTATTTGCAGCCTGCCCGGCTGCCTGCGCCTGAGCGTCCGGCGCGATACCGCTCTGCGGCTGGGCGGGAGCCGCGTTACTGCCCTGCGCAGCCGCCGAAGCTGCCGCGCCGTCCCCGCCTTCACCGAAGGCGGAAAGATTGATGCTGATCAGTTTCATAAACCCTCCTGCGGTCTCTCCCGCGCGTCTCTATGATACCGCACGGCGGGGCATTTGTCGTCCCCGCCGGTGCGGATACCGGCTAATCCATAATGCGGATGTCCTTTCGCACTCCGGCAACCTGCCGCAGCCCGACTTCTGCCATCATCCGCAGAAGCTGGGCCTCCTGCGTGCCGGAGATATCAATATCGGCGTTCCCATCATCAATGTACCAGTGCCGCGCCTGCCCAATGTTTTCCAGCCCTCCGGCCAGTGCGTACAGTATGGCGGACACCGCCGCACACCCGGCGCTGTCCTCCGCGTGCCCGCGTGCCTGGATTCTCCTCGGCGAAATCGTGATCTCAACCGTCCCCTGCGGCATACTTTCTGCCATAAAAACGACACTCCTTTCAAAATTCCGGATGCGTCGCCACTTGCCATCCGCGTCCGGCCATGTTATGATAAATATACGAAACCCACGCCCGGAAGGAGGTGCCCCCTATGCCGTCAGAAAGGGACTACAGA